ATGGATATTACTGAGTTTCCTTCTGGAGTAATTGAACACCTTGGCTGGTATGTATACCGATTGATTGATCCTAGGGACGGAAGCACCTTCTATGTAGGGAAAGGCAAAGGTAACCGCGTATTTGCCCATATGCGCGGTGAAGTGGCAGCGGCTGATGATGACGAGTTACTGAGCAACAAGCTAAAGCAAATCAGAGAAATAAGATTAGCGGGACTTGAAGTTATCCATGTCATCCATCGACATGGAATGACTGATGAAAAGACGGCGTACGAAGTTGAAGCAGCACTTATTGATGCCTACCCTGGGTTAACGAATATCATGAATGGTGCTGGCAGCAATGAATTCGGCGCCGCGCATGTCAAAGAATTGATAGCAACATATCAACCCGAAACCATAACATTTCATCATAAAGCATTAATGATTTCCGTTAACAGAAGTGCAAAGGATTCAGAGCTTTATGATGCGGTTCGATTTAGCTGGCGCATCAATGCCTCGCGCGCCAGTCAAGCAGAAGTCATTCTTGCCACTGTAAGGGGCATCGTTCGAGGGGTTTTTATTGCTGATAAATGGCTCAAATCAACACGTGAAAATTTCCCTACGATGAAATACTGGGACGAGGATCCTGACTTTGAGGCAACACAAAGTTCTCGCTATGGTTTTGAAGGTCGAGAAGCCCCACCTGAAATAGCAAATCTTTATCTTGGGAAAAAAATACCAGATGAATTAAGAAAAAAAGGAGCTATGTCCCCGGTCCGTTACTCACCTAATTTTTGAGTATTCAATTGATAAGATTAAACCGCAGCACGTTATTGCATACAACGTGTCTGCGTTTTCAACTCCGCCGCCCCCCCAATCATGATTGGACAGCACTTGCAAAAAAAAGAAATTAGTATTCTCAGCAGGACACCGGTCAGATAGTGCGGCAGATCAATGTCTGGTGAATATTGATGACCGCTGCCCGCTGATTCTATTGCCGAAACTGTGCGGGAAAAGATGTGGCAAGATATTGTTGGTAAAAAATTCTCAGTGACTTTATGCCAGCAAATCAGTTTGCCTGGCATCCAGTATCGTGTGCGGTGGATAATGTCAAAAAACATGGGGAGTCGATTAAACAGGTATAATCGTTAAAAACCTTCAAACTCCAGGCAAAACCCTATTTCATAGAACATGTACTTTCATCTGGTATACATGAACGAATTATGACTGCGTTAGTAAAATTACCCTGGTTAAATTACAGGCAGAGATATATGTTCCAGTCCAGTGCTTTTTCGTTTACAATATTTATCTTTCATTATCACTTGACTTTATTAAAAGAGGTTCGTTGTGACGAATGTTTTTGGGAAGAGAATATATACCCTGGATGTTCTGAGAGGATTTGCCGCACTTTCCGTTGTGTTATGGCATTGGCAACATTTTTTTATGAAAAAGAATGCTGCATCTGACATAATCATAAACCGCCAACCTTTTTATGAATTTTTTTCCGTCTTTTATCATTACGGTTTATATGCTGTCGAATTGTTTTTTATGATTTCTGGATTCATATTTTTTTATCTATACGCTGACAATATACACAGCAATAAAACCTCAGCAAAAACTTTTATAGTTAACCGTGTCAGTAGATTATATCCACTTTATATATTTACATTTGCTGTCGTGGCAATATTGCAAATTATTTTCTTTAAAAGTCATAATTATTTTTTTGTTTATCCTATGAATGACATTTACCATGCCATTCTGAATTTATTGATGATTCAATCATGGGGATTTGAGCGAGGTTGGTCCTTCAACGCCCCGACATGGTCCGTGTCGATTGAAGTACTTATGTACATGATATTTTTTATATTATGCAAGTTCACATCAAAAACAACATTCATATCAATTTTAATAGTTGCATTATCGTACTACTTTTTCAAAATTAACAATCCCATAATGATCGGCGCATTCTCTTTCTTTATTGGTGGTCTGACCTATAAAATTACGATTGCGGCCATAAAAAATATTAGCGCAAAGTTATTTTTTATTTTTGCTTGTGTTTTTCTATTGATCTCATGGGGAGTTATCTTTACCCTGCAAGTAGCAGATATATTCTCAATTATCTTATTCGGATTTACCTCCATAATTTTTTTCCTTGTATCAATTAGCGCAATACGAAACGATTTTGGGAAAAAAATTGAATGGTTGGGTGATATCAGTTATTCATCTTATCTTTTACATTTTCCTTTGCAAATCATTGTTGTTTATTTAGCTGACAAGATTGGCTATGGACGCGATCTTTTTTACAGCCCCAAGGTATTCATTTTATTCATGCTTACATTAATGGCAATTAGCTATATGTCATATATATTCATTGAAAAACCATCGCAACAATTCATCCGAGATAAATTTCATTAAGTAAAGTCACTTTGCAATGATTAGAGTCAACAACTATTACTTTGACTCTAATCACACTGCAGTTTATCCGTATGCTCTATATTCATAAAAATCGACATCAATATATAGAATGGAAATAAACGAAACCGCGTCACATCCTCAATATAGAAGCGTTCAAAGCCTTGCAAACCATTGCGAGGCTTTATGTGTCACAGTTTTATCCTACTTTTATTACACAAAAAGAATTGAGTTACAATTAAACCGCTTCTCCTCAACAGATTTTATTCAGCGAAGCACGGTTCATCCGGCCACTCAATATCCGGTGCAATGCTGGTATCTGTTGCCGTCACAGCCTCGATATAATCCAGCACAACGTTAAGTCGGGTAGTTTCTTCTTGCGTCAGTTTGCGCCCGGCCTGCAGCTTTAACTGAATCACGCTGATATTGGCCATTGCTGCGTCTATCAGCGACTGTTTTTTCTGTTCAGCGTCAGCTACCAGTTCATCATGAGAACGTTCCGGAGGGAGCGGCGCAGTAAATACCCCGTCTGAATATGCCCAGCCGATTCCGGGCTGCTCACTGATATCAGAAATATTAATGAGCTGCAGATTATCCGGCACAGTGAATTCATCCTCGCCATCCCAGACAATGACATTCACAACCATCCCATTTTCAATAACTGCATATGACGCATTCATTATGCAAACTCCTCGATAATACAAACCCCAGCAGCACCTTTCCCGCCCGTCATACTGGTTCCGCTATAACCTGCATCGTATGCACCACCTCCGCCTGAACCAAATGCCCTGCCTCTAACGCCACCGCCAGCGCCTGCGCGTCCACCGCCTCCCCAGTACGATGCACCGCCTTCACCGCTGACGCCGATATTCCCGGACTGACCGTCGCCTCCATCTCCACCAGTGATGCGGATATCGCCAATATTCGGTACGCCTCCGTTACCGCCGTTTGTGTTTGTGACTCCTGATTTTCCGCCGCCTTCACCACCAGGGGCTATTACCGATCCGAACGAGCTATCACCGCCCTTGAGGCCGTTCGTCGCACCAACGCCGCCGGCCCCACCTGCGCCGATAGTGACAGGATAACTATTCTGTGTCGGGGTCAGTATGGTGATTACTGTCCCTCCGGCCCCACCGCCAGCACCGAAAAACGTTTCGTTACTGGATATAGCCTGGCAGCCCCCCCCTCCGCCACCGCCGCCCGTTATTGTGACCCTGATCCGTTTTGTTTCTAGTGATGGGGTATACGTACCTGATGACGCGAAAGCCCGGGTACTCAGCCGGCGTCCCACGTATCCGCTTGTATCTCCCAAACCAAGGTTTTGAAGAGCCGTTTTCACCGTGCCGTCCGATTTGATATCGCCAAACGGATTTTTGCGACTTAACAGCAGCGCACGAAGCGCGGTAAGCAGCTGGTCATGCCGCCCCTTCTCCAGGCTGGCACCGGATGCCTCCACCACGCTGCAGAGCTCTTCCTGCAACATGTCAAAGTAGTCATCATCCAGATCGGTGGCAGGCGTGCCTGTCTGGGGGTTACCACGGGTAAAACCGTTCTTACCCGCGCCGAACTTATCCTTTTGCGCGGTTTTCGTGTCTATACGATGCATGGATTACTCCGGATATTTAAAAATTACGTAGGTATGCGACGGGCAGAGTTTGTTAAGCACGCACTCGATAACGGTGTCCCCCCAGATACGCAGTGCGGAATCGCAGGGATCGCCACATGTCATCCAGGTGGTGTTGGTGGCAGCTGGCATATTGACCTGCCAGTAATACCGCCATTCCGGCGCATTCACCGCGTCAGTACAGGCTGATGAGCAGGTGAACGTGCTTTTGTCGTATCGCGTGATGTTGGCATCTGGTCTGCCCAGGGCAGCAAGCTGTGCAAGATAAAAATTCTCGTTGATGCCGCCCGCCAGGTTAACCTTCGCATCCAGCCGTTGCTGACGCTGGCGAAGGGTCTGTGTCCCTGCGGGAATACATTCATCCGGCAGACCGCACAGACGCTCCCAGCGGTTTATCAGTTCAGTGGTGGTGCGCGGATCCAGCTCCCGCATCAGGGCATCCGCACGCTGATGAACGCGGGTTAATGACGGTGCCGCACCGGCAATCGCCGGATCGCTGGCTGACCACGCCGGACCGGGGGGCAACAGTGCCGACAACAGACGGATGTAATCATCGTTTGTCACGTCCATGAAATCGTCCCCAGTACCGCCAGTTCATTTTTTGCAATGGAGATATTGTCCGCCGGTGCAAGCAACTGATGGCTGTATTCCCCGTTCGCACCGGAAATCGCCTCACTGATACGCGACACCTTCAGTTCTCCCTGCGGATAACCATCACGCAGCAAGAACGAACGCAACTCCGCGGTGATGGCAGCCCGTATTTCCGGTGTGTCCGGCGTCACGCGGATATGAAAATCCACTTTATGCGCCACCGGCCTGAATACATACAAATCAGAGCCTGCCACCGGGGCCAGTGGCTCGATATGTTGTCTTGCCGCCGTTTCCGTTGACTCTTCCGGAATGGGATTAATCAGGTCACTGCTGGCAATCATCACACCGACAGTCCCCGTTCCCATCCAGTGTCGGTATGTCCATGCGCGGGTAATGCCGGGCACTTCTTTAGCCCAGACGACATAGTCCCCGTCAGCCCCGCCCTGAGGCGTCCAGTAATACCGCTCAATGACGCGGGCGCGCCACGTTTCCAGCTCTTCAGTATCAAATCCGCCTGTCAGGGTGTCAGCCACACCGGAAGACGGCAGACCATTCACCGGCGTGACCAGGATTAATGCCGTACCGTCGTCAGCGTTACCGACCGCGCCTGTAGTTGAGCAAGTAATCGGCACACGCAGGACACCACCGGAGCTGGTTGCATCGGCAGTTGCCGTGTACTGAACCAGGTCATCGCGCTGAATCACGCTCCCGGCAGTCACCTTCAGGCCATCGCTGACACCTTCCCAGCGCATATACCCGCTGGCAGCCGTGGCCCCCTTGCGCGGACACCGTTTCATCGCAGCATGTCGCGCCAGCCAGGACTCATCGCACAGGTCAGGCAGCATATTCATTGCCAGATAATCGATGTACCCGTAAACCGTATGCAGCGCCGCCGCATACACCTTTGCCCGCACGTCTTCATCCATGCGCCGGAGCGTGTCGCTGACGTCCAGCCTGGCGAATAAATCGTTACGGAGCATACTGATATTTTCTGCCAGCGTCGGGCGCTGAAATTCACTGTCCGCCATGCGTTATCGCACTCCACAGATCATCAAAAGAAATCATTACCGGTCCGTCACGACGCCAGAGAGTGATACTGTTACCCAGTTCATTAATCCCGGTGCGGCGGATATCCAGATCAATACGGGACACCACGCCATCATCAATCATCCATTGCAGGCATTCGCGGATATACCCCCTTACCGTCTGCACCAGCTGATTGGTCAGTTTGCTGCGCTGAAGCAGCCACAGTCGGGAGCCGTAACGGTCATTCTGTACCGCAGGCCAGGTATCCCCCCACCATCCCATCGGGACGTCGGCATTGTCATCAGGTTCAGCCCGCCGCCAGGTGAACAGGGAAATCACCACGGCACGGGTCAGCGGATCCAGCGGTGCGCTGGCGCAGGTGCGTTTACCGTTCACCGTCAGCCACAGTTCCATCATGCCTCCATCGCTTTATCAGGTTTGTCGGTGTTACTGCCCTGACCGTTCTCTCTGTGACGATGCCCGTTATAGGCAAGCCTCATCGCTGACATGGTGGTGCCGCTGGAGTCGCACAGGTCTTTCACCTGTCCTGTCACTTCCAGGTCCATTTCAAAACGAGCCTTAGGCGCATTGCGAAACGTGATCGTTTTCCCTGCACCGTCCACCACGATCCCCGCCCGGGTCAGCGTCACGGACTGCCCCTGATCGTCATAGACAGCCACCTCACCCGTCTGCAGCCCTTTCAGGCGGTAACGCCGATCCGACACCGTAACAACCACCGCATGAGAACGGTCACCATCCGGAAACAACACCACCGCTTCCGCACCGCTGTTTGCCCTTGCGGTAAAACCGTAAGGTTCAAGATGTTCAACCCCGGCTTTGGGTTCACCGGCAATCAGGGACACATCCACGGTCTGACATTTCGTGGCGGCACTGATGCTTTTCACCACGGCCCGCCCAATCAGCCCGAGGAGTTGTCGCTGTATGGTTTCAATCGCCCTCATCAGAACGGGTCCTCCTGTACTCTGGCTTTTTTCTTTTTCCGCGCGCCGGGATCTTCGGGTTCAGGCAGATAAGCATCAGGCGGGCCGACACGGATTTCCGTCAGGGTGCCGTTCTGGTCCTGAGTAAACGTGACTTCCGAAACAAGCAGTTCGGTATTGTCGAAACCACAGACCGGATCAAAGACAATCACCCGCTGGTTGGGCTGCCACAGCGTACCGTTACCCTGTCGCCAGCCCTGCACCACATAGGTGGTTTCATCCGTCCGCGCCGCCCGTTGTCGGGCTTCAAAGTCAGCACGCGCAATACAGCCTGCCCCCGTGGCCTGCCCTGTCTGCCTGATATACATCGGACGGTAACGGGCAATAAATGCGTCCTCTGTGCGGGCCCGCAGCGCGGTGGTGGTGGCCTCACCGAAATCATCGTCGTTTCCGGCACGCTGCCCCGCCACCTGGTAAACAGAAAACCGCTCCCGGATACTCTTCTCCGTATCGCAGGAAAGGATGTTTTCCCCGAGTACCAGCGCGGTATGTGCCCGCGTTGAGCCAATACCGCCAATCACCAGCCTGCCGTGCGGGTCGTCGTAAGCCAGTGCCTGCTGCTGACCGAGTATTTTGTTGATCACCTCAATCACCGTTTCGCCGTGATCAGGCTGGACATCAGGAATAACGCCCGACGGCGCACCGTTGTTCACCACCTCAATGCCGAAAGGCGCAGCAAGCGCCTGCGCAATCTGTACCAGCGATCGTCCGTTAAACTGTGTCGGTTCGGCTGCACAGTCAATCAGGTCAGCGGTCAGACTACGTCCGGCAATACCGGTGCTGACCGAACGGGCATCGTAACGAACGGGAGTCGCCTCCACCCAGCCGGTGATCACCAGCTCATCACCAATCAGCACTTCCACTTTTGAACCGTTTTTAATGCGCGGCTGAAGCGTGGTGATACCCTCATCTCCCGGCCACTGGCGGGTGATCTCCACACTGAAATCCCGCGCCAGCCGTTCAATACCGGCACCGATGCGCACCGATGTCCAGCCATTCCACTCCCGGCCATTTACCCGTAGCGTGACATTGTCGTTCATTGCACTGGCACCTTCAGAGGGATCACCGGCACAAAGCCGGGATGCGTAATGGCATTACGCCGGATAATGTCCGCGTCACGCGCCGCGTTATCAAACCAGGTCGCCGCCAGCACCAGCGCGGGTAAAACCTCATCCGGCGTGCGCTGAATGATCCGAGCAGACTGTTCAAGGCGCGTGTTGATATCCGCATTCAGATCTGCTTTCACCCGGCGCAGCGCCAGAAACAGCGCATCACTGGTTGTACGGGACAACTCCTTATCAATTGCCGTATTCAGTGTGTCGCGAATGTCAGTCAGTTCTTCCCACGTCGGCAGGTCAACCGTGTTTTTCACCGCCAGTGCATTGTTCAGTGCCGGATGCGTGACGGAAGGCCAGCCAGTGCTCTGCGCAGGTGTTGTTGCCTGCCCCATTGCGGCATTCTGCATCACCGCGGAAGTTGTTGGCGCAGGCAATCGGGTAACGGCATAGGCCGCTTCGCTGATTGCAGTCGTACGAAGGGTGCTGGCAACCACGTTACGCTGCTGCGTCGCCGTGACGGTGGTTTTACTGTCCGTTTTCCAGACGCCGCGCGGTTGCAGATCGCTGCCAAGGCTGACACCAGAAAGCGTTTTGATCATGGTGACCAGGTCGCTGGCGTTACCATAAAGGCGTTTCCCGGTACGCCACATTTTCTGCACCTGCTCAACGAGATTTTTGCCTGACGATGGCGGCGGCAGAAGTACCGAGATATCCCCCTGCAACAGCCTGGCGGCATCCGATACGGCAGAATCCACCACTTTCATCGCATCAGAAACATACCCCAGCATTGTGCTGACATTACCGACCACGTCGTTCTGCACAAAATCCGCCACGCCATCGATACTGAAACCACTGAAGCTGTCACTGATGCAGTCATCCAGTGCAGAACAGGATGACATCAGCGTCTGCGCCGTCGCCGCACCTGAAGTGGGGTAAGAGAGTTCTCCCGCTTCGACAAACTTCAGGTCAAAGCGGACAATACGCCCTTCACTCTTCGATGTGCTGACCCGAACTTCCCCGTCAACACAGACTTTCAGCTCACCGTAAGTCGGATGGACAAGCGTGCCGGGACCGGGTTTATTCAGCGCGTCAATCAGGCGATCGCGCTGGTCAAAGCAGTCATCTCCCACCACATAAGCTGTGATGGACGGGCGAAAAGTGATTTTCCCCAGGTCTTCGGTATAGGGTTTGTCGCGGTTCGGGTATTCGTGCGTTTCCACACGACGACCGGTTCCCGCACTTTCTTCTTCAACCTTAAACGGCACACCGCGAAATGACGCGTCCTGAAGTCTGTCTTTCCACGTCATATAAACTCCGTACATAAAAAATCCCACCGGAGTGGGACTCATTAACAGATTAATTTTTCATTACCTGCCAAAGCGCGTATAGCCAACATCATGGCTGACATCAAAACCGCTGGATCGCGTTTCCATAACCCGCATACCCGGAGGCGAATTCACAAAAGAGACCTTGATCTCACCATCAACTTTTGGCGCAGAAGCTTTGTTAATTATGAAGGGATTCGGGCCTGTGGCATCGGAGGCGTTGTTTGACTGAGCCGGATCCACCGCCGGATAAGGTGTGTATCCCCGCGCCGGTATTCCAGTCCCATAAGCATCATAAGCACCCGCGTCCCACTGCGCAGAGTTAATGGCATCGACCGTGTCACCGGAACTGTCGGTAAACCACTCAATAATTGGCTTCAGCTTGTCCCACATATCCTGAAACCACTTAACAACCGGTCCCCAGTTATTGATCACCATCCCCAGCGGCGACCAGGCAAAAACTTTCTTAAGGAGTTCCCAGCCAGCCTCAAAATAAGGACCAATGGTTTCCCAGAGCTTCTTGAAATAAGGTCCGACAACATCCCAGTTAGTGATAATTAATCCCGCAGCCAGGGCTATCGCCGTCGCAATCATGCCAATCGGCGTCATCGACATGATCCTGCTGACAATGCTGATGGCACTGCCAACGCCCATCAATCCCAGTTTCAGAATCGCAAGACCGGCAGCAAGCCCGACGACGCCGCGAATAACCCGGGGATTTTCATCCGCAAACTTCGTGAATTTTTCCCCTAACTCCCCCAGCCATTGCGTGATATTTTTGGCGTCACCAGAAAATGCGCCGCCAATAGCCGCAAGGCCGTTAGTTGCGGTCCCCGTCATTGCCTCCCACAGGTTGGACAGCGTTCCAAGCTGGGCCTGAACACGTTTATTCAGGCTGGCCTGTTTATTCATCTTCTGCTGGATCTGATCGTAGCCATCCTTTCCTTTATCGATTAGTGTATTGACCACCTGAAGGGTTTCGGCATCATCACCAAATATTGCCTTAAGTACACCTGTTCGCTTAACGTCGGTCAGTTTTCGCAGCTTTGCCAGTTGCTTAAACATGTTATCAAGACCGCCAAAACTCCCTTTGCCGTCAGTAAAATCGAGCTGCACTCCGAGTTTCTGGCGGGCCATGACTTTATTGACGTCCCTGATTTTCTTAACGCTTAATCCGGACTGGATAACTTTTCGCAGGGCATTACCTGCCGACTCCCCGTTCATCCCCATCTGATCCATCATGACGCTGATAGGGGCAAGGCTCTGTGCAGCCTGAAGTCCGTCCTTATTCACCATCTTCAGAACAGAACTGGTTTTAGTGAAGAAGGACAACATGTTGGTATCGTCAACGCCCAGATAAAACGCCTTCTGGATAGTGTCGAACAGCCCCATCATGTCTTCTGACGCCGTTCCGGTAGCATCCTGCATCTTTGCAGCAAACTCAGCAGCCGCTTCCGGTGTTTTTTTCAGTTGTACCGCAAGATAAGCTGTCGCTTTACCCACACCACCAAGAATGTTTTCTGCCGGGATCCCCTGACGCACCAGCATCTGCATCATGTTCTGGAAATCAGCCGTTGTACCGGGTAGCTGGTTACCCAGGCCAATAGCCAGTTTATTGATGTCCTGAAAGCTCTTTCCAACCTCGCCGTTCGCATCCATCATGGCGACTTTCAGCCCGGTGGCGGCGTTTTCCTGATCAGCATAAGATTTCAGGGAAAGCGTCAGACCCGCTGCCAGTCCGCCACCAAGCGCCAGCCCACCCTGTGACGCTTCTTCCGCCTGGCGTTTAAATCCCCGGATTTTCTTTTGCATTTTCGACAGCGCGGGAGAAAGCCTGTCGACACCGGTGATCAACGCCTTAAGCTCAAATTCAGCCATGTGTGCGTTTCTCCTGCTCTATCCTGTTTGCCTGACTGACCAGCAAGGGAATTTCACTGATCGGCATATTCAGCAATTCGAAGGGATTAATGCGCCAGTAGCTGGCGCAGTCAAAGAAGCGATCAGTGAGGTATTCAGCCGTCAGGCCTGGAGGAAAAAACCAGCCACAAGCCACGCGGCTGCATTCAGGTCTGCCGGAGACATCTGGTCGACAGAGCTTTGCGGCACTTTCGCCAGCCGCACAATGTATTTCGACACCACATGCGCCAGAAGTCTGACGGACTCATCCTGATTCATCTGGTAGGGATACCCCAGCTCGCGGACATCCTTCCCGGTGGGTTCATCAAACTCCAGTACGGAGAGTGTCTCACCATGAGCGATAATCGGTTTCTTTAACTCAAGCTCTTTCATTACTGGTAATCCCCTTCTTCACCGTGGAACTCAAGATCAACCGTGCCTTCTTCGGCATTATGGTTCGCTTCTCCGTGCAGCCAGGCGGACGACAATACATAGACCTGACCGTTCGCCAGCTCGGCAGTGATTGTCATCTCATCAGACGAGGTGATTTTGCTCACCGGAAAATTCTTCGGCACCTTGAAGGTCCCTTTGACATAAGGCGCACGGTGAGTTTCCTTGCGGTCCACTGAACCGTCCAGGCCGATGATGTCATCATTGACCGTCCTGTTCATGGGCACCTCAATGCCGCCGGTCAGCGATAGCTGCTGACCGTCAATTTTGAAATAACAGGTTCCCCCGATACGGGCCATTATGCAGACTCCTCTGAATACTGAAGACGGAACTGGTTAACCACGGCAAAAACACGCAACTGGTTAACATAGTCAGGCGGGAACAGCGTGTTCAGGCGGTTCGGATCGCTGGCATCACGCTCCACAACCAGGTACTGCTTAAACAGTTCGTAGTTTTCCACGATCCCCGCACGCTCAAGCTGACAGTAGGTTGCCAGCAGTTCCCCTTTGATTACCGCCGGGGTGACAATCGCCTGACCGGGACCAAAGCGGGTACCGTCGCTGGCAAGCTTGTGACGCCCGTACTTACTGGTAATGACGGATTTCAGTTTGCGCAGTACATACGCACTGGTATGCAGCGTCTCGCTGTCGAGGTAGCTGTTATCCGCAACCCCGTAAGCATTTTTCCTGTACGTGGTGACATCACGCTGAATGCGCAGCACCCCGCTTTCGACATACGCCGTTGCCACGCCATGAGACAGCAGGGTCTGCTGCTCGGTCATCGTGAACCGTTTCCCCTTCGGCGCAGGCAGCATACCCACCAGCTCACCGGTCTGCGTGGGACGTGCCGGATCGTTGCGGATAAACACCGCTGCGCGGGCGGTACGGCTTGCCGCCAGCTCGTCGGCAGGCGTCTGGGTCTCTTTTTCGTACCCCGCCAGGGTGATGTGCTGCTGGTTAAACTGGTCACCTGCGTTCACCAGTTCTGACAGTGTGCCGGTCTTTGCCGTATACACATGACCATACAGCTGACGCGCATAGCTCCAGCGACCGCTGGTATCGTTCATTTCGGTCACCAGCGTGTTAACGGAGGCCGTGTCGTTGAACGGCAGACCGATATAATCAAACGGCTCATCCGCCATTGCAGCCACCGCGCCGGTGAGAACCGGAGCGCCCGTTCCGGCGGTCCCCGTCGCCACGGCAATCTGTACGCCCGCTGGCAGCACTTCGCCCCCACCGAAGCCGTAGTAATTGAGGCTGACAGGAATTTCATTCCCGCAAAGCCCCTTATGACGCGCGGTCAGCGTGACAACACCAGCCGAAGATGAAGCTGTAAACGGCAGAGTCGGAACGGCATTGATGGCATCTTTGATACTGCTGGCAATCGTCGTGACGTTATCGCCGTTGGTCACCGAAGCCTGCACGCGGGTACGTCCCACATAGACATTCACCGTGCCGCTTTCGGTTGCTTCCCCGGTCACCGTCAGCGTAACCGTTGCCGCCGCGCCTGTGGCTTCCGGAACGGCAATCACATACAGCTCACCAAACGGGTCGGTCTGGCGATAAGCCTCGACCATACGCGCCAGCTGACTTCCCGCACCACAAATCTGGCGTGCATAGTCTGCCGACGGCATCAGCACCAGACTGTTGGCAACAATCTCTGCACCGTTATTGGCATGACCAATCAGCAGCGATGCTCCGCTGTCCTGTGCAGTATTCGCAGCCTGGTTATCCATTTCCGCATAAAACAGCGGAACCAGCGTATTCGACGGAATGGTGTTAAAGCTTATCGTCATCGGTGTTCACCTTTTTATTCACGCGCCGGATATCACCCGCTGCTTCACGGCGCAGCCAGTAGTTGTTCTCATCAACATTTCGCCCTTCGGCGGGCAAAAGGTCGCCGCGGGCAGGGTCAGGCACTGACCGCCCTTTAACAGGTTTCACAAACATGATGATCCTCAGGAAGGAAGGGGTATTTCGGTGTGATGTTCGATATCGCCGTCAGGCCCGTTACCGGGATCGAGATAATCAACATCAATCGCCAGCGTTCGCAGTTCATCCAGACTGTTCAGGTCATCCTGCTGGCGGGTATCGTCTTCGGTCAGCTCGCTGATGACCGAAAAATCGAACTGATAAATCAGCTCATGACGATTCAGATCCAGCAGCGTGCCGCCGTCATAGGTAATCGGGTTACCGCACGCTTCCGGGTTCCAGCCCAGCAGGGCCTTAAAGAGCATCTGCCGGACATCGTCCACCACATCATACGAAGCAAACTGACCGCGCTCATCACGCCCGTTACTCAGTATGACAACCACGGAGAAGCCCTCTTTCAGCTCCTGCCAGTAGTCGGTCTGGCTTTTGTTTTCTCCCGGAGAGTCATCACCCGGTACCACATACGCCGCCGGGAGTCTCAGCTTTCCGACCTCCGGCAGATTTTTGAACTGTGCCGCGCCTGCCACCCGGTTTTCAAAATACGGGCAGCGGGCACGCAGCGCAGCAATAACAGGCGTCAGTTTCATCTGCGTCGTCGCTCCGGCTTCAGTGATTTACGTAATTCCCGCGCCAGAAAATAGCGTGTCCAGCTGCGGTTCTTTTCAAGAGTTTCCACCATAAAGTTATTACGTGGAGCCAGCCGCCAGCCGCTGCCACCGGATGCACCACGATGATGACTACGACGACGTTTTGCTCCTCCCCGGACACCAAAAAACAGAAACGCCGGATAGAAGTCACCAGAGATCATCCGGTTCCCCTTCCCGTTGCGCTGGTTAGGGGCAATGCGTGTCATAAAACCGGCTCGCTTTTTACTGGCTCTCGGCACCATGTAACCAATCGAACGAGCCAGGCGTCCGGTCTGATAACCGGGGTTTTCACCCGGTGCCGACCGCGCACGGCGCATCACCAGCCGACGGGCATCACGCATATGACGCTGCCCAATCGTGACAAACGCCCGCCGGACACGGGCGCGGTTAAAGCGCATCTCCGCGGGCTGCTGAACATCAACGTGAAAAAAGGGAGTCGCCATTGCTGCCTCCGTGACTCTGCGTAAATTCGCCCAGTTCCGTACACTCCAGCAGCAGAAAGCGCCGCGCCCCGTTCAGATCGCGCTGACGTTTCACCCGGTACACACTGTCATCACAGACCACCTCATAATCAGCAGTGATCCCCCGGCGGTAGCGAATGGTGATGTAATGGGTTATGGCATCTCCGGTCTGCGCGGTTTCCTGCCAGGTGGTGGCACTGGTCTGGATAACCTTCGCCCATGCCCGGAACGCAACCGGGTATTGAGGCTCCACGCCAAAGTTATCCGCGGGCATATCCACCCGCTGGCGGATCAGGACGCGTTTATTCAGTTCGCCGGGATCCGGCAGAATGTAGGTTGCGCTGGTCTGCGCCTGACGAATTTTCATAGTGGTATAAGGCGATAAGGAGCAACCAACCAGTTAAAACTCATTGGCAACTCCATTTTCTCAACGTCTGTAACCGTTGAGCGGTTTTCGTAGAAATGGCTGACAAGTAGCAGGAGCGCCAGCTTCACATCATCAGATATCACAAGCCCATCAGGATCATCCGCAGGCCTGTCATCTGCGGTTGCATACAACGTACGGTTAAGGAAGTTTTCCGTCCGACTCTGAGCGGCCTTCCCAAGTAGTTCAAGCAACTCATCTTCATCAGAGAAATCATCATCCAGACGAAGCTGAAGCTTAATCTCTTCCATTTTTAACAGCATAAAACCTCCTGTGCCCGCCAGAACGCAGGCACAAAAAAACCGCATTACGCGGCGTGCTGTATTACGTAAAAAGACTAATCAACCACCAACGCTACCTTTCCCCACCAGCGCTTTAATGGCAGAGGTGTCTTCCAGGATACAGTCAAAACGATGGAAGGCCAGAAAACCGGTCTGATCATATTCCGCGTAACGCTCAACCAGACGTTTAAGAATCATGTATCGCACACGACGGATAATGAAGCGATCAAAGTCACCACAGAACATGAATTTTTTACCCGCCCCGATATCATCAATTTCCTGATCAATGACATACGGTACATTCAACACTGAAGCAGGTGCCACACCAACAATATCCGGCAACCATAAAGGGCGTCCCTGACCGTCTTCCATCTCACTGATCAGTTTCAGCGTATTATCGTTAAACGCCAGGCGGAATTTCGGTCCGCGACGATATGCAGGATCAATGCTGTGTTTCAGAGCCAGAATTTCCTGCCACTTCACCGCATTTGCCGCGGCAGTCTGTGTTGTGCCGGTCACTGATGCTGCCAGCCCTTTGGGTTGTTTAGGCGTACCAGCCCCCGTCCCCTGAATCAGATAACGGGCTTCACCACGACCAATACGTTCAGCAATGCGACGGGCAAGATAAGCTTCCATATCGATCGCACTGTCCTGCAGCAACTCATTAGACACACGAATTATTTTCGATGTCATTTTGAGCGCCCCAAGGCTTTCCATACCGAAATCGGTGTCTTCTTCACCGGCTTCTTCATTTTCGCCCAGCAGAATACCAACTTCGGAAGTACCATCAGCTGTTGCCCACTCCATAGTGCGACCGTCAGAAGTGGTAAGAATCTGCGCCACACTGGCGATGCCACCGTAGGATTTCATCTTCTCAACAACTTTCGCCAGGAATGTTTCTGGTACGGTATATCCGCCCTTTTCATCCTGAGCTACGCCCTGGGCACGAAGTTCACGCAACGCCTTTCGTTCTTCTGATGTCAGCTCACTGGCACCGTGACGCATCCACTTATCAAAAACCTGAGCTCGTTTCTCATCCTGTTGTGGATTGTTTTCCGGATCAAGATTCTGACGCTGCTCTTCCTCATTGCTTTCAATGTACGCCTGATCCTGACGACGTAGTTCTTCTTCGCGTGCAATTCGTTCATCAAGAGCTTCCAGTTCGGATTTTGCTTTGTTCCACTCAGTGCGCTGCTCTTCCGTCCATGCGTTATCACCAATTTTTTCATTCAGGGCGCGCATGTCAGTTGCGATAGTATTACGTTTCTGTTTCAGTTCATGCAGTTTCATGATGTTTCCTTTACGCGTTAAGAAGGGTCAGGACGCGTTCACGCGCCATACGTTGATTAATGGCTTTCTGTAGCGCGCCGCTGTTGCGCGCCTCCTGCCATGCTTTCATGGAGCGAACAGCCGAGTCAGCCTCCTGATAGGCAGGATATGTCACAGGACTGACATCCAGCAGACGGGAAAAGCGGGTTATCTCGCGAATAACAACCCCGTCCTCATCCTGATACCACTCCTCGCCGTCACGGGCGACACGGAAAGCAAAAGATGACTGGTTAATATCTCCACGTTGCATCGGGGCCAGCACCAGATCACGAATGGTCTGTGTCTCCGGAGCCTGGATGTCATAGCGCAATCCGCGCTCATCAACTGAAAGATTCAGCGTGCCTGCTGCACTACGCCCAAGAATAAAATTAGGATCGTGGTTAAACAGTGCGCGTACATCATCACCAAGCACATCGTCAAAAGCGCCGGGCCGGATGATTTCGCGGAATGAACCAAATATCAGCTCAGAACGACAGTCAAACACCGATCCATAACCGATAATGTGCGCAGGGTTATCGTCATGCCGCTCAGCACGCACCTCACCGCTGTAACAACGGATTTCACGGTCATTCATTGGTTTTTCCCTCATCATTTTTTGGGGGCTTAAAATCTCCTGCCGGGTTAGCAGCATTCACGCTTACCAGCATCTCATCCAGCCCTTCAACCGGATTCATATCCTCGAATGCGCGGGCCTCATTACGGCTCATCCATCCATCGGTAATAGCGAAGTGATAGAATTGCGCGCGCTCCTGCGGAGTTCCGCGTAAAAGCCCCGTCAGATTGAACCTGACGTAATACCCGGCGGCTAACTCAGCGCGGGTAAACAAGCGACGGTTAAGCTCCTGCTCCCAGTTCGTCACCCACGGCATCATCGTGTAGCGGACAAACTGAATCGCCTGCGCAGAAATATTGGAGAAGGTGGCTTTTTCGAGGTCATTAATCATGTGCGCAGGAATATTGAAAATACCGGCAATCATTGAACGGTTCAGTTTCATCATGTCAATGATCTGAGCGTCAACTGGCGACACAGTCAGTGCCTTGTAATCCAGATCGGCTGGCAGCAGCATGGTTTTGTTTTCCTGGCTGCGTAACGCCTGCGATGCCTTCTGCCACTGATCTTTAAGCCAGCCCCAGCTGTCCTTATTGAGTCCGCTTTTAACGGATACTATCCCCGCCGGACGGGCATTACCGCTGAAGAAGCTTTCTGTGTATTTCTGACCGCTCATCCCCATGCCTATTGTTTCGGCATGTTGCATAATCGGACTCAGCCCCATCTTCTGATTATTACCCAGCGCTCGGATGTGGATCATATCGTCGGGGCTGATCGCAAACGCCCCATATTCGTTGTACAAACCGTAGGTGTATCGGCCACCAGTATTCATCAGCGTCGTTTCCCACGGCATACAGCAATCCAGGGATATGACTTCACCGCGACGATTACGTTTCACCCAGGTATACCCATTCCCCCAGCCAAGGATGTGACGTTGCTTCAGTTCGCGCCATTTGTAACTGGTTTGCCAGGTATTGGGCTCATCATGAACCAGATAAAACGCCGGATGATCGCGTGCGGGCTCAACCTTCCCATTGTGCCTGCGCATAACATGCAACGGCATCTGGGCAAGGCTGGAAGACAGGACATAGATACAGGAATACACCGCAGCCAGTTTCATCGCAGTTTCAGGACTGACATAAACGTCTGCCCGTAACAGCCCATCAGTATCAACGGCATCCCCGGTTATCGGGGTGGAAGGATTCTCCAGTGATTTACTTCTGAACAGAGCATCAAGCAGCACGCGTCCCCCTTCTGGCCATAGCCAGTGCACCCACCAGCAGTAAACCGCCGGACAGCATCAGAGCCGGAGCCATACCAAACTGCAGGTAAAACCCGCACGTAAGCAGGCCAAAACCAGCCAGCCCGATAACATCAGCAATTAGTGATTTCATAGAATTAAGAGATCATCGTCCGGATCAAGAGATGAAAGGAAATCGTCGGGTTCTTTGAGCATTGCCCGACCGATCGCCATAATCAGTGCAACCGCACCATCGATTTTGTTTTCCGCCTGCTCCTTGACGGGCTTCACCACATCATCGTTACCCGGAATGGTTTTGCCGACCACGTTGCCGATACACCAGGTCATGATGGGATTGCCGTCATGATGAAAGCGCCCCGATTCAATTGCCGCTTCCAGCTCTTTCATCGGGTCGGACATGTTGGTGTAGTTCTGAATGATAGTGATGGGGTTCAGGTCTTCATCAGCAAGGTCATGTGACAACCCGGTCGCCCCGAAGGGGTCGATGGGTGACTCACTGACCGGGCTGATTTTGTTCGCCGCTTTGGCCTCCTCGAGGATGTAGCGATAATCCACCTCCGCACCATCGGTAACGGTCAGAACGCCCATTTCCACCCATTTCTGAAAGCGTTCGGCTGTCCGTCGATCTTCATTTTTCTCGACGCTGTACACCGTGTCATACGGTACCCAGAAACGCGGGGCCACACTGTAATAATGCGTTTTACCGTCAATCTCGCGGGTATAAAGTCGCGCCATGCTGTTCATATCCAGCTTACGCGCCAGGTCAAAGGCCAGAATGCACGGCTGCCCCTCGAACTGCTCAAGGGTCAGTGATTTATCCTCGCAGCTCTGCCAGCTCACCAGGTTGAAATACGCCGAACGCGCCGACACCCAGATATTGAGGTGTTTTGTTTTAAAGACGTTTGCCAGACGGGCGTTATTTTTCGCACGCTGCTGCTGACTTAACAAAAATTCGCGATAAACCGACACGCCAATATTTGGATTGGCTTTTTCCAGCACCTGCGGGTCGGTCCAGTCGTCACCTTCATCAACGGTATAGATGATCCCGAACAGTTCATCGTTAGGCACCGAGCCGTTGAGCATCTCGATGACTTCCCGCCGCTTGTCGTAGCACGGCCCCTCAATGTTGTACCCGGCGGTGGTGATGGCCCACATCAGTGGCTGACGTCGCGCCCCCATCCCGGTAAGCATCGTGGTGTAAAGCGCATCGGTGGCGTGCTCGTGATATTCATCCACCACAGCACAGTGGGGTGATGAACCATCACCGGGGTTACCGATCAGCGGTTCAAACCGCGCGCCATCCTCCGGACGGTTCATGTTTGAGGCGTTAACCTCAATCCCGAACGCTTCCGTCAGCATGGGTGTGCGTTTACACATCAGTCGCGCCGGGCGAAAGACTTCCCACGCCTGTTTCTCCGTCGTGGCACCGGAATACACTTCCGCGCCAAACTCGTTATCACAGGCAAAACAATACAGGGCGACACCGGCAGAGATTGCCGATTTGCCGTTCTTACGGGGGATTTCGGTATACACCTCCCTGAAGCGGCGCAGCCGGGAGCCTTTATTGACCCAGCCAAACGCGCAGCAGATCACAAAGAGCTGCCACGGCTCCAGCGTGATGGGCATCCTCTTGAATGCCCACTCACCCTTGGTGTGCGGCAACAGCTGAATAAATTTGGCGGCCCGTTCAGCCAGGTCCTTGTCGAAGCGGTAACGAAACGACTTACTTTTTTCCGCCATCAGGTCATCAAGATGGCGCTGGCAGGCCTGAATCACAAACTGGCAGGCCACAATCTTTCCGCGCACGACATCACGGGCATACTGATTGGCTGCATTTACATTGGGGTAAGATTTCCGGCTCATGATTCGATAATTTTCAGAAACGGGTTAGTGGCTTTCTTCTGCCCCGCCAGGCCAATCAGACGCTGGCGGCTGCTGGGGTCGAGTCCGAGCATTGCCCCCGTGCTGCTCATCTCGGACTCCTGTTCTTTCTTGGCGGTCAGCTCCGGATTTTTGACCATACCGCCCATTGCACCGGTGATGGTGTTGCCCTGGCTGGCAATATTTTTCACGGCACGTCGCCAGAACTCATAGGCCACACACCACCGCTCAAGCACCGCGAGGTCAGTCACGCACAGCAGGCCCTGACCGCAGAGTTCTTTGGTTGTCAGTTGCCACATGATCGTGGCGAGAGGGAGATCTTCTTCAGCGAACCACTCCGGTGGCTCAACACCTTTGATGGGCGTAAAAACAGGTTCATCTTTGTTCAGGGCTCGCTTGCCGGGGTTTCCGGCCAGCGCCTTGCGCGCCGTTGGCTTGGGGCGACGCCCGGAACGCCCCGCCGTTCCAGCCATATGCGGCACTCCTGGTTAAATTTCATTTTTCGCGGGTATAAAAAAACGATGGGGCGGGCAGTCCGGAAGACGTCAGGTCACAGAGATTTGACCCGCCCCTCCCCTCAGACAGTTGAGAGTTATTATCACTTAAGCCGTTCACGGGCCGTCTTCGCCTTATGGCACGGCCAGCACAGACTCTGCAGATTGCAGTCAGCATCAGTGCCGCCATGCGCTTTAGGGATAATGTGGTCAACGGTTTTCGCCTCACGCACCACACCGGCACGCAGGCACAACTGGCACAGGCCTTTGTCACGCTTCAGCACACGCGCGCGGATAACGTCCCACTTCGAACCATAACCGCGCTGGTGTCGGGACTGTCCAGGTTTGTACTGCTTCCAGCCTTCGCTTTTGTGGCTTTCGCAGTAGCCTGACGGGTCTGTGGTTGTAGAGCGGCAGCCGCGAACACGGCAGGCTTTTGGGGTTCGTGAGGGCATTGCATAATACTCTTGGTTGGTTCACGTGCGATATGTGGCATCCTTTTCAGAATCGAAGCGTACTCCACTACGGTTTTGCCATAAAAACCTCAGGATTTTTTTGTTAGACAAATCGATAGTAAACGTTCAAATTTACAAGATATTAGCAACAAAATAGCCTCTACAAGGAATCAATATGTTTGATTTTACTCATTTTGAAGAGTTGACTTTAGCATCCCATCAACCCGATAGAATAATGACTATAGTTCGGTCCCAAGATGACATTGGTATCTATCTCCGCACTCACCTTTTGATTGAACAAATCTTGGAAGCTTGGATTATCTGTGCCTCTGGTAACAGGGATTTCTTCAGCGGTTTTGGCGAAAATATCAACATGGATTTTGCCATTAAAGCTCAGCTTGCGATGAACTATGGGATGAGCTCAGAGCTAAACAAATTTATTCGAAGGTTCAACAACTTCAGAAACAAACGTTCACATCAAATTAACAACTCTGACATCACTAACAGTGAGATTGACTCCTTAACAAGTCTAATGGAGCACGGTTACCCTGATAGCTTGACCCCCATTAGAGATTTTAAGCTTGGGGTTTACGGAGCAGAAACTAGGGTTGTAAGTTTCACGGGATCCTCTACAAGCTTACGCGATAAGCTCATTATGTTATTCGCTATGTTTTCCATGAGGGTACATTACGAAGCAAAATGCTTAAGCACGCCACAGAGCTAGGCTCTACTTTGATGCTCTAATAACATTCGATTATTTGCATTTCCTGTTGCATTAGCGACCTGCCATTGAGGAGTAAAAATGATCCATACGGTACATTTTTTGACAGATGTTACAGTTGCCTCTGTAACTAATCTGATGGATGTCTGCTTAAAAGCAGTTTCAAATACTAATCAACCAGCAACAGAAATTAAGCTCTATATTTCCAGCAAAGGTGGAGATACAGTTTCAGGCTTTACTGCTTACAATTTTTTAAAGTCACTTGGTGTAAAGGTTACTACGCATAACCTCAGTAATGTTGAATCAATCGCAAACGTGATCTATATGGCTGGAGAAGTGCGAACTGCCAACCCACTTTCTCGCTTCCTTCTTCACCCACTGCATTGGGGGTTCGCCGCACCCAGCGCAGATCACCTACGATTGAGAGAATGGGCTTCATGCCTCGATGACGATCTAAATCGATTTATTCAAATCATGGATATTGAAACAAAAAAGAAAAATCCAAGTGAGATTGCTGATTGGAAGGATTTGATCACTTCGGCAACCATCCTTCATCCCGGAAGGGCCTCCGAGTTGGGAATTGTTCATCAAGTCGAGGCTGCAACCATACCCACGGAATCGATCCGCTGGTGGGTACTTTAAAATCATAATATTCACCATAATGCGAGCTTAGAAGCCCGCTCTTTTTTCTCAGCCTGCCTGATATCAGCCTTATCCCGATTGCACTGGCCAAGTGCCGATAGCAGACTGACATTTAAATTAAGACTATTACCCCATGTCATATTATCCGGAATGTCAGGATAAGGCGTTTCAGCCGTCAGGGTGGCTGGTAACGGAACCACCGGAATGCTCACGTAAACTGTTCGCGTACTTCCGCAACCGCTCAGCAGCGGCAGCAGGCACAAGGCCTGCAGCACAATCATCATCCGCAACAGCCACTTTGATATCTTTCTGGGTTCTCTGTGACTCCAGTGCGATCTGCTGTTTTGCATGCTGGTTAACCTCTATAACTGTATTGACGAGTTGCAGTGATTGCAGGACGTTACGGGTAATGGCTGTTGCAGATTCAGCATTTTGTACAGCCTCATCAGCACGTTTCTTTTCGTGCTGATATTTGCTGTAGTAGTGGTTGGCAGACCAGATGAAAGAACCAATGACAGTAAAGAAGAATGCGGCGATAACCAGCTTATAGCTCAACTTCATTTACCACCCCACCTGCCTCTTTAAACCGGGAAATCAGGTCACTGATTTTATGTTCATACTGACCGTAACCTGCACCAGGTAACGACGCCCAGATATTGCTGCAACGATCGATAGCCTGACGGATATCACCGCGATCAATCATCGGTAAAGCGCCACGCTCTTTAATCTGTTGCAATGCCACAGCATCCTGGCTTTTGGGAGAGAAGTCTTTCAGGCCAAGCTGCTTGCGGTAGGCATCCCACCAACGGGAAAGAAGTTGATAACGGCCTGCAGCTGTTGACTTGAGTTTCGGATTTAGCGTGACAAGTTTGCGAGGGTGATCGGAGTAATCAGTGAATAGTTCACCACCAACAATAACGTCATAACCGTGGTTATGTGTCGGTTGTCGCCCGTTATCCGTTCCCTCTGACCATGCCACCATATCCAGGAAAGCTTTACGCTGGGAATTTAGTACCTGCATAAATTACTCCTTAGAGCCACCAAACTTATTACCGATTACTCTCATTGCAGCCCCACGAATAGCATCGACACCGATCAACCCAACGCCACCACCAATGGCAACAGAAAGCGATTTAGGCCATCCGACATACTCAAGAGCGGATGCAAAAGTCAGCGTCAGAGCGCCACAGAGTAGAATTTCGAGTGTTTTTCGCTTCCAGCCGCCACCACCGCCAAAATAGGCAATACGTAAACCAGCCATAACAATCGACATAATCACTGCGCCCAGCGGTGTGTCTCCACGCCACCAGCTCTGGACCAAGTCCAGCCAGGTATTTGGGTTATGAGGCATTTCGTCATCTCTCACCTCGCGATATTTGCGGGTACTGTGAAATAAAAAAGCCGCCAATTATTTGGCGGCTTTCAATAAAAAAGAAAATGTTATCGGGGAAGGTGTTGCTTTGGTCCTTCCCAACTGAAGGAATTAAAAACTTTTTGGATTAAATTTTGCAACTTTGCCAAAGACTCTGTCGAAATATCTACTTCACCATAATAGCCATCAGCCATAGTGCACCCAAATTTAGTTCCGAATAAGTTATTCAACATCAATGCCCCCTGAGGTGCAACAACATGAATATTATTTACAGGTTTGAGTTTTATTGGCCTTGGTTCTTTCTCTGCACCAAGCCCACGAACTCTGTCTTCCATGTGTTGAGCTGAATTCCTTACCTTTCTTAAATCCGGAAAGTCTTTAGAAAGCTGTTCATGCAATTTTTTAATGTTCTCTGGCGCGCCATTTTCTTTTGAAATTACCTTTAAAAATTTATCAATAGCATCCAAAGCGTAGAGAAATGATTTTGCATGTAAGAAGATCAATCTGTGTTGATGAGCCAACGGATATTCACCGTTATTCCATTTTTCTCTTTTTAGACGTAGCTCGACCTCTGAAAAAACCTGTTCTGAATATTCATAAGGTTGATAACCAAACTCTTTACGAACCAGCATTTCCAGTGCTTGTCGTTTCTGTACATCAGCTTGCCATGTCTGAGAAATATTATCGAATTTACTGTTATTCTTAGTTCTTTCCTGTTCAAATAAATTTAATGCTACATTAGCATCATAAAATGCAGTTTCTAAATGGGATAATAAGTTATTAAACGTCCATTCTAACTCTCTGTTTTCAAACTTAAGATTACTGCCTGGCTTGATTAACTCAAAAACATACATTTTTTCGACCCCTAGTTGTATGGTCGAATAATTATATTACTAATTAATACCGTCATTCTGTTTTTACACAATAAAAAACCCGCTCAATGGCGAGTTCTTGAAGGTTATCAACAGCAGATACATAAAGCCCATCGTTGAGAAAATCTTATCCATGTTTTTTGGAAATTGCAAGCATCATGTCACCATTTTCGGCGAAAATCACTTATCTTGTCACCTTTCTCAATTGTGCTTCAGCGTAAGATTCCTCCTGCCAGCACTTTGTAACCAGTTTATCAATGACATCTGCATATCCTTTGTACCACTGATAATCCGTCAGGTCTGGTACCAGTTTCTGGACATGATGCCGCGCCAGTGTGGTTGGTAAACGGCTAAACCGGTTACCATTGCAACGCCCACAAATCTTATAAACAGGCGTACCATGAAGCCGGGTTCTTTTTTCATCCAGGACAATACCTTTACCCTTACACCCTCTGCACGCTGTGCTGACTTCTCCCTTACCATGACAATGCTGACATAGTTCCTTCACCCACTCTTCCTTGATAACAGACTCCCCGCTTCTGGAGTGTTTCACCACTTCGCGCAATACATTATGAAATCCAGTACCAGCACAATGCTCACAGCGAGCCTTACTTGCCGCAGACCTGGAATAATCAGCAAAGGCAAAATTCACAAGGTAAGGAATGATCTGTAGCCGGGTTTCTTCACTCAATTTATTCAATGTCGGGTTATCCAGTGCCATCGCGTAATTGAGCAGACCTTCAATCGCAAACTGAGGATCCTGAACACCAACTTTTGCCAGGAATAAGGCAAACCCAAGCGGTGCTTTCGACTGCACCATCCCCTGCGCAGCCATCACATCTGTAATTGTTAAACCACCCGAGCCTGTCGCCGGTACGTCATCACTCAATTTTGGAGATTTTGGGGAGTAATATTTTGGTAAGGCTTCAAGGTTCATGCTCGTTCTCCACTTACGCCAGTACGCCTATTGCCAGCGCACGATCGATAAAACGAAATATCAGCTCCAGCTGGGAGCCATACTTCTCTTCAAATGCCACGGTATCCGCATGCAGCTCGTCGTGATGCTTTCTGCACAAAGGCAACACAAAGAGGTCATGCGCTTTTGTTCCCATTCCACCCTGACCGTGACCTATCAGGTGGTGGGGATCATCAGCGGGCTTTCCACAACATGCACACGGCTGTGTCTTAACCCAGCGCGTGTACTTTTCATTAACCCAGCGGCGACGTTTTGGGCGTAACATAAAAGACTCCGGCGACTCCGGATCCACTTTCAGCGCCAGCACCTTTTTCGCCTTATCCTGGATGATGCTGGTGGCAGGAACCGAAGGCACAAGGTCACTTTCCCGGGTGACAGACGGCACAACAGGCTTCGGTAATCTCAGTGCCTTACGGGCTGCACTTTCCGGTAAGGCATCCGCCAGGTCATTACGAATCAGCCACCAGCACAGTTCCGGCATTGTCACAACGTGACTGTCATCAAAACCGAGATCCCGACGCACAACAGACAACACCCAGCGGGCACAGTTATCCGTTGCCATTGATTCCAGCCGTTCCGTGAACTGATCGCGCAGCTGGTTATCGCAGTGCCAGCACAGACGGATTGCGCCCGGAGCGTGTCGCATTGTGGTCATGTTCTCGCTGTGCCAGTCGGAATGAGGCCACTGGCAGCCATTTTCACGAAGTAACCAGCTTTCAAGACATTCCACGCCACCAGCACGACGGATCACTGCCTCATTGCGGAACACGGCCCGAACGGCAGGATCATCCGCCAGCGGTTGTGATGCCGCCGGAACGGCACCACTGGCGAAAGATGAATAACGTTCCGGCTCAGGCTCCAGCAGGACACGCCCCTGCATAAACAGGGGCATCAGCTCTGAACCTGGCCTGAACAATACGATCCCCATACGCGGGGCAATTTCAGGGGTCAGTAGTGCTCTCACGGTCACCTCAATGAACGGTATCGAGCAGCTTTAACAGCTCAGGGAATCGGGATTCGAAGAAATGCGGCTGCGTCTCGCGCGGATTTGCAGGACTGGTGATGTTCTTGCCGAACATGCAGCCTTTCGCCGTCAGCGACCAGAATTTTTTGATGTTATTAATCGCGGTACGGCTGTATCGTTCGCGCTGTTCGACGATCCCCAGTTTCACCATCTGGTGATATGCCTGATTAGCTGTCAGGCGGATACCATACTGCTTCAGCAGTGCACTCAGTGACAGCGTGGGGCGGCTTGAGCCATCAGGCGCGTCAGCAGGAGCATCAATGGCATAGCGCGGTGCCAGATTCGGTAAGCCAACAGCCTCCTGGAGTTTCTGACAGGCACCAAGCACTGAAGAGTTAGACAGGTTTAACTCCCTGCGCATAAAGTCCAGCAGAATCACACCAGCCTGCATCTTGTCAGCAGCCTGCCCGGATAATTTTTCCGGTGCGCTGGTTACCATATCGAAAGTACGGATCACCTTTAGATGGAATGACGGGCTGATCCACATTGCATAGGCATACACCAGTTCTTTGCAGACATACGTTCCCCGTTCATTTCCCCCATGAATCACACTCACCGGGTCAACACCCAAATTCTGGGTGTTGGTCAATTCATGAACAAGCTCAACAGTTTGTTGGCTGGAAAGAAACTTTCCTGGCTCCTTGGTTCTGGCATTTGCACCAGATGCTACTGCTGCGCGATGCAGATCGTTCAGGCTGTAACGTCCATAAGCATCACGACGAACTTCAATACCATCAATGACCATCAGATTATTCATACTTCGTTTCTCCTCTTGATCAGGCGGCTGCACCCGCCGTTTTCTAGTACTTACTGATAGTGATCTCGACCTTCCCTTCCGGGATAACCGGTCCCCACTCCACCAGCATTCTTTTCACCTGACTGTCGTCTTCCCACACCCCCGCGTAGGTCAGGGCGTCAAACAGCGCCTTGTTATAGTTGTCCAGATCGCGGATCCTGTTATCCGGAGGAAACAACACGATCTCCACTGAAGCAGGTGCCGACGTTGGTTTCGGCAGACGACGTAACTGTTCAACTATTGCTGCGCACGCCGCGCTCTGAAATTTTCGCCCCGCCGCGCTTATCAGGCTCTTACCTGCAAACGCCCCTTTGTTGGGGTGTCGCCAGTACGTGTTCACGCTGGGCGGGAAAGGCAGGATCAGCTTCATACTTTCAGGCCCCTCTTATGTAACCAGTGGGTTGCACGCAGCCTGGCGTTTTCCTCACCGGCAAGCAGTGAGCGGATAATCCCGACCGCCTCGCTGTCGTCGTCCTTCACCGCGGTATGAAGCGTGATGCCCCGGGCCACGCCACGCTTTATCGTGATGACGCCTTTTTTCTCCAGTGCGCGAAGATGCTCCACCGCTGCATTCACTGAACGGTATCCCAGCATGGTTGCCACCTCCTGATTGGTTGGCGGGAAGCCACGTTCTTTCTGATAAGAAATCAGCATATCCAGCACCTGCTGCTGGCATTGAGTTAACGTCGTCATGCCGCCATCTCCCTGACCAGTTTTTCTGCCTGCTGGCGAACCTGCGCCAGCGCGTTGTCTTCCGCCGTGTAATACGCGGCACATTTGGCGTTATCACCGTCAGTGAACAGATCCAGAACAAACGGGCCAAACAGGGTGTTAATTCCCCAGAAAATGTTGTCCGGCGTGCGCCACTGATCGCCCACTTCCTTCAGTTCATGGGCTGGTTTGTTCCGCAGTTCCACCAGCGCCTGGCAATATTTATTACTCATTAAGCCCCCACGTAATTCCCTGAGAGATACCACTCTTCACCTGATGCAGCCCGCTTACTGCTTTTCCGTAAACACCGTTCACGACGCGCCAGAAAATTGTTTCGTTCTGGCAGGGAGTGGCTTTCACGGAATGCCGCCATCCACACCGTTGCAGCACGACGGTATAAGCCCCTGGACTCCAGTTCTTCCGCCTGGCGGGTCAGGCACAAAATCACCCGCGGGTCGTTAGTGCCGACATAGAAATTGCGCACAGGTCTGGTTTCACGAACTGGTTGTGGTTCCGGATCCTGCGCTCTCTCAGTCAGGCGCGGGAAATGTCTGTGTGTATCTCCTTCACAACGGTGAGCCACACGCCCACTCTGACGTAACTTGCTTGCTGACTGCAGAACGCGCTGCCGTGAGTAACCTGCAAAAGCATCCGCAATGTCTCCGGAAGTACACCCCGGATGGGCTTCAATGAATTTCTGAACGTCATTCAAAAGGCTCATGATCACCCCCTGAATCCTGCCGGGATCTGGCTGTAGTCCACATTGTCGTAACTGGCTTTGAAGTACGGGTCTTCGCGTTTTTCTGTGTACGTGCTGACGGACGGCGATAAGCGCAGGGAAAGTTCATCCCATTTTTCCCGCAGCTTCGACGGGCTGAGCACGTTACGGCACCAGAACGGGTCGCGGCTGACACGGTTGTACATCTCGCAGATTTGTTTGTGGGTACGACCGTCCTGTACACACATCAGGCGAATTTCGTTTGCCCAGGCTGTCCAGTTAGGTTCTTTGGGACGAACCACCTCGCCGTCACATTCGGCGGCCTGCTCGTACAGGGCGATGATTTTTTTCCAGAGCCACTGTGCGCAGGTCAAATCATCCTGCGTCCCCCACTGGCGCTTTTTAGGGCTGAATACAACCGCATCAGGATGGCGAGTTAAAAAATCCTGTTCAGCCGTCTGCGTGTCCGGTTGCGAAGAGTCCGGACGAGAAGTTTTTTTATCTGACGGATCATGTTTTGATTTTACTGACGGATCCCCGCCAGATTCTGACGGGTGAAAACCCGCTTTTTTGCCAGATTTCGACGCATCAAATTTTGACGGGTCAGATTTTGATGCGTCAGATTTTGACGGGTCAGAATCTGACAGTTGAGAAAATGCCGCTGCCTGAAGCTTCGCAACGTTAAGCTGATAAACATTCGACGCATTGCGGTTACCCTGGCGACGCGCCTTACGCGTTAACCAGCCTTCTGCTTCCAGCCGTGCGATAGCCGTTCTGACGGTACTCATCCCCGCGCCAATCTGGCGGGCAATGGTTTCAATCGATGGCCAGCACACACCTTCGTCATTACTGAAATCAGCCAGGCGGGCCATAATTGCCACGCTGGATAATTTCATGCCTGACGCTGCGCAACCATCCCATACATAGCCGGTTAATTTAGTGCTCATGACCGACCTCTATTTCCCTGAATTTACGACGAAACTGTTCGAGCGGACTGAAGCACTCATGCTCATAGCCTTCGCGGAGGTAGATAACCCGTTGTGTTTCCGGTTCCCAACGAATGACTCTGACGGGCACTCCGTAGTGATCTTTGAACCAGCGGTTAACTTGTCGCAAAGGACTGTCTCCTTCTGCCGGTTGAAATCCCCCACAGCCCACTCTGCAAAGCTGTGGGTTACAATTTCCCTGTCACCTGGTACATTCACTGCATAGCAATATTCCACCTTCGCTTTTCCACCCGGTACAGGAAGCGCAATCAGTTGCGAGCGACGGTAGTGTGTTGTTAAACTGTTCATGCGTTAGTTTCTCCACAACCAGAAGCAATCGACGCCACGACGCCCGGAGCTGCACACTCGCGGGCGTCATTACTTTCTGAAATGCAAAAGATTTTGTAGACCAGTGCTGCATGCTCCTGCAGCTTCGAAATTGAGAGATACAGCTCGTCGTTAATTGCTGTCTTCTCATGCGGTTCCACTACACCGTCTTCGATTGCTGAACGAATCTGTTTTGAATAACTGCCGATCTGTTCAATGACTTCCAGCAGACGCTGGTTAATATCGGCGTTGTCCACATCCTCGACGTCAGGAAGAGACACAAAGACGCCATTTGCAGACTGCGCCACAGCATCAGCAATGAAGTGAGTGCCACCAGCACGCTGTAAAACCATTGCCCATCCCAGCGGGAAAATCTGATCGCCATCTGCACGAAGGCGGTTGAATAAAGCGTTTTCTGTTACATCGAGCCAGTCAGCCGCTTCAGCGTAACCACCCGGCAACGCCGCGATAGTTTTTCTGACAGCTTTCACGTACCACTCAGGCTGTTTTTCTATTTTCCAGTGATGCTTACCCACGATTAGCCTCATCGTTCTGTGGTTTCTGTTAATCGATTTATCCATTAGATTTTTCATAAAGCTCAGGTTTAAATGGCAACCGTCCGCAAGTTCTATATGCAGCTTCTGCTGCACGTCCTTTTGGAATTAACTGGCCCGGACGGTTTCGCCACTGATAAACGGCTTCAGTTGTTATGCCGAAAAAAGCAGCAACTTTCTCAATACTGCCGAAGTAGCTTTCGATATCGTCAGTTGTCATACGCCCTCCAAACTAAGTTTTGTTAGATGCTAATTACAAATCTATCTTTGGTCAATAAAAACTAAGATTACTTAGCAATTAAAGAAATGGTGCTCCTATGGAAACGGTTGGTCAGCGTATAAAAGCTCTGAGAAGAGTTACCAGAACGTCCCAGAAAGAATTGGGTAAATTTTGTGGAGTAAGCGACGTTGCTGTGGGGTACTGGGAGAAAGACATCAATACCCCTGGTGGGGAGGCACTTTCGAAATTAGCGAAGTTCTTCAATACGTCAATAGATTACATTCTTTATGGTGCTGAGTTTGAAGGCAAACTCGTCACAAACATGCGCAGAGTTCCTGTAATATCGTGGGTTCAGGCTGGGCAGTTTACTGAGTGCAGGGCAGCAGAAGTGTTTAGTGAAGTGGACAAGTGGGTAGATACATCATTAAAGGTTGGTGATAACTCATTTGCATTAGAGGTTAAAGGTGACTCCATGACTAACCCTAATGGCCTCCCAACAATACCAGAAGGCGCAACAGTGATTGTAGATCCAGATGCAGAACCTCGTCATGGAAAAATAGTCATCGCTCGACTTGATGGAACAAACGAAGCTACAGTAAAAAAATTAGTCATCGATGGCCCTCAAAAGTTTTTAGTGCCATTAAATCCTCGGTATCCCAACATCCCTATCAATGGTAATTGCCTTATCATTGGTGTAGTCAAAGGAGTTCAATACGAACTCTAAGACCTCTCTTCTCTAACTAAGGCACCGAACTAAGAAAAGTTTGGTGTTTTCTCTTGCCATAATAACTAAGTTAAGTTAGATTTTATATCAAAGATAACGAACAGGCAGGACGCTCACGAAGTAGCCGCCTGGGGCATATGAAGTCCACGATGATTCGTTAGCAACAAAAAAGCGCCCTACAGGACGCTTAGCTCTTTAACAATCTGGTCCCCATCAACAAGTAACTGATAACTTGAGGAGGTGTGAAATGCACAAAACAGAACCCAAAATCGTCGCGCCTGGCTACACAGATGAGGAAATTTACGAGTGGATGACAAAGAAGCTGGCAGCCATAAACCAGCTTCGTGAATTGCTGTCTTATCGACAGGAAACAATAGGCTCCTTAAAAAAACTGGATCAGGAAATCACTGTTTTATCACAGGATGCTACTTTAGATATTGTGCAGACAAATTAGGATCCCATTCATTTTCGTCAAAATCATCAAAGTGATGAATTTGTGATCTCCAGTCTCGATAATCTAAAAATTTCTGGGCGGTTACGCTTATTTTATCAAGCGTGAGTTCATCCTGAATTGAAAGAAGAAGTTCATCAAATTTCATCTCATTAATCTGTTTTGGCATCCAGTGATGCTTCATCAGAATAAGGTGAACCAGAGCCTTTTTCCCATTCAACTGATTATAGGGAGTGCCGAATTTCTTCCGGTGCTCATGCAAGACAAGATCCAGAAGAGTAAGTAATGTTGCCCTTGATTCCACTTTACTTATTTCGACTGATGACACTACCCCACTGATTTCAATGCCCCGATACTTTCCAACATTTTCACAGTGGGATTTGTACAGCGTATAGATATTACCGGACATTTCTTTTCCTTTTGCGTTGTTGGGGATAACCAGATTAACCGAATCCTTGTTGTTGGGGAATAACCAGGTCCACCTCGCCTGATGTGGCTAAAAGCAGGCACATAACAGCTAAGTATTTTCAACCAGAGAGAATCCTTAGCGTTGTGGTGAATGCGGCTCAGCGCACGCGGGTTAAGGTTGAGGCTGACAGTCGACCTTCTGTGGATACCCACCCGCCTGGTGTGCAACCTTCGCCAGGCACCGGGAGGCACCCGGCACCACAACTTTATGCTGTGTGTAGTCTTGGCGGTACCAGCTTGTACCCTTGCTTCCGGCTGGTACCGTCCTTTTTACAAAACAGAGAAGAGCATCACCGGACGACGGGCTCATAACCCAATCCATCCGGGCGGCAGTCACCGCAGGTGTTCTTCTCTGTTTTGTGGAGAAACTAACCGACCTTGCAGGGTCGATATGATGAGGAGCAGCAAAATGGCTAGCGAACGCAGTACTGATGTGCAGGCATTTATCGGGGAGCTGGACGGCGGCGTATTTGAAACCAAAATCGGCGCAGTTCTCAGTGAAGTCGCTTCCGGTGTGATGAACACGAAAACCAAAGGTAAGGTCTCGCTCAACCTAGAAATCGAACCGTTTGATGAGAACCGAGTGAAAATCAAACACAAACTCTCATATGTTCGCCCGACTAACCGCGGGAAAATTTCCGAAGAAGACACCACCGAAACGCCGATGTATGTCAATCGCGGTGGTCGCCTGACTATTCTGCAGGAAGACCAGGGACAATTACTGACTCTTGCCGGTGGACCTGACGGAAAACTCCGCACAGCAGGTCGTTAATATCGTTTTTAATAAACTGATTATTCATCTTATCACTGAATATCTTTATATAGTGAGGACTTATTATGTCTCAGAACTTAGACGCAACCGCAATTAATCAAATCCATGCCCTTATTTCTGCTCAGGGTGTTAATGAAATTATCAGTAAGATTGGTGCCGATGCTGTGGCATTGCCTGAGAATTTCCGCATTCATGATCTGGAAAAATTTAATTTAAATCGCTTCCGTTTCCGTGGTGCGCTTTCCACTGCCAGCATCGATGACTTTACCCGTTATTCTAAAGATCTTGCAGATGAAGGTACCCGCTGCTTTATCGATGCTGATAATATGCGTGCCGTCAGTGTGCTTAACCTGGGTACTATTGATGAACCAGGTCACGCAGATAACACCGCCACTCTCAAACTGAAAAAGACAGCACCGTTCTCTGCACTGTTGTCTGTTAACAGCGAGCGTAACTCCCAGAAGTCACTGGCAGAATGGATTGAAGACTGGGCCGACTACCTTGTGGGTTTTGATGCTAATGGTGACGCTATCCAGGCAACAAAAGCGGCTGCGGCTGTCCGTAAAATCACGATTGAAGCAAACCAGACCGCTGATTTTGAAGATAATGACTTCAGCGGCAAACGCTCCCTGATGGAGTCTGTCGAAGCGAAGACCAAAGACATTATGCCAGTGGCATTTGAATTTAAATGCGTTCCGTTTGAAGGTCTGAAAGAACGTTCTTTTAAATTACGCCTCAGCATTATCACTGGCGATCGTCCTGTACTTGTTCTGCGCATTATTCAGCTGGAGGCGGTGCAGGAAGAAATGGCTAACGAATTTCGCGATCTGCTTGTTGAGAAATTCAAAGACAGCAAAGTAGAAACCTTTATTGGTACTTTCACCGCCTGATTTGATTACTGCAAATGCCCCTGCTGGGGCATTTATGGAAACGTAATTAACTCAATAATCGCCGGACGGTGAGGGCTTCCTTTTACCCGAATTCAGCGCGGTGCAGCGCATATACGTGGAGAACAAAATGTCATTTATTAAAACTTTTTCCGGGAAGCATTTTTATTATGACAGGATAAATAAAGACGACATCGTTATTAACGATATCGCGGTTTCCCTTTCAAATATCTGTCGCTTTGCAGGACATCTTTCACACTTCTACAGCGTCGCCCAACATGCGGTGCTTTGCAGCCAGCTGGTACCGCAGGAATTTGCTTTTGAAGCGTTAATGCATGATGCAACAGAAGCGTATTGCCAGGACATCCCCGCTCCACTGAAACGCCTTCTTCCTGACTATAAACGGATGGAAGAAAAAATAGACGCCGTAATCCGTGAGAAATACGGGTTACCCCCGGTTATGAGCACGCATGTGAAATATGCCGATCTCATCATGCTGGCAACCGAACGCCGCGATCTCGGGCTTGATGATGGCTCTTTCTGGCCTGTACTGGAAGGCATCCCGGCAACAGAGATGTTCAACGTGATTCCACTGGCACCGGGCCAGGCCTACGGGATGTTTATGGAACGTTTTAACGAGTTATCGGAGTTACGCAAATGCGCATGAATGTTTTCGAAATGGAAGGGTTTCTTCGCGGGAAATGTGTACCGCGAGATCTGAAAGTGAACGAAACAAATGCTGAGTACCTAGTACGTAAATTCAACGCGCTTGAAGCTAAATGTGCGGCACTGGAAAACAAAATAATACCAGTGTCAGCTGAACTGCCACCAGCAAATGAAAGTGTTCTGTTATTTGATGCTAGTGGAGAAGGCTGGCTGATTGGCTGGCGTTCTCTCTGGTACACATGGGGGCAAAAAGAAACCGGAGAATGGCAGTGGACATTTCAGGTCGGGGACCTTGAAAACGTCAATATCACTCACTGGGCAGTAATGCCGAAAGCACCGGAGACTAAGAAATGAGCGTGATAAAAACTCATACAGGAATTGTTATCACCCGAGACGGTGAAAAGCGGATGAAATTACATTCCACTGAAACGTCCTGGGTTGCCGGACGTTGTGAATCCTACGACAAAAAGACTGGTTACCGTTGGGGTGCGCCAAACATGCGTCGCCGTCTGATCCTGGACAGCATCAGGCCAATAAAACAGGTAGCAACCAGAGAACAAAATTAATTATCAGGACTGGAATTTGATATTACTGCCCGAGTGCAGCGGGCTAAGTGGAGAAACAGCCATGGCAAAACTAATGAAAGCGAGCCAATGGGGACGCCGTGAATTCTCTAATGGCTCAATTCCTGACAACCGAACGATAAAACGCTGGGTCGAGAACGGTCTACTCATGGGACGCATCGTGGACGGTTCTGTTTTTGTCTGCGAAACAGAAAAATGGGGAGTCGACTCAATGGTTAGTCAAGCTGTTCGCAAGTTAATAAATGAGGGGTGACCATGGCGGCAAGGCCACGTAAAAAAGAATACAGACATCTTCCTGATTATCTGATTTTTGATAAAGATCGAGGTGTTTATAAATTCACACTTATTACCGGAAAGAAGAAAAATATAGGTAAGGATAGGGCAATAGCCATTGCAATCGCCAGAGAGTACAACCTGAGGATGCGACCAGAATTATCTCCATCAGTAGATAATCTTATTAGAGAATCTGGCGGTGTTATCGGAGAAGCAAAACCATTTGCTGAACATGTTGATCACATAATGACCCGGATTATCGAAGACGAACGTCCTTCCCAAAGCACCTTAGATGACTGGAAAAATGACGCTCTACGCGTAAAAGCGTTTTTCGTAAATGTTCCGGCATGCGATATCGAACTTGAACACGTTAATACCTACATCAACAAATATCATGCCAGCGCATCCGCAAATGTGCAGAACAGAAAGGTCAGCTTTCTTAAAAAGTTGTTCTCTTATGCGGTCGATGAATCACTAATGCTGGATAACCCGGCCATCAGAAAAAAAATGCGTAGGACTGATGAGAAGAAAAGACGGCGCCTGTCACTCGAGCATTTTATAGCTATCAGGCAGGCCGCTGCACCATGGTTAAGAACAGCAATGGACCTAGCATTGCAGACTACACATGCACGACTCGAAGTATCGCGAATCCGTTACTCAATTCGCGAACCTAAAGACGGTATATGTGGATGTGTCTGGTTCGAACAACCACAAAATGGCATATATGGGACGCTTTACATCCACAGGCAAAAAGTGCAAAAAAAAGAGGCATCACACGTTGCAATACCAATTGGTGAAGAGTTGAAACGGATAATTGACGATAGCCGAGATAATGTGGCCAGTCCGTTTGTCGTTCACAGGCTCCCAGAACGGCAGGTTAAACGCAGCAAAGAGGTTTCACACCCCACTCAGGTTGCACCAGACTATTTGAGTCGGTCATTTTCAGCTACGCGCGACAAGTTAGGTTTATGCGACAATCTTCTGATGGATGAAAGGCCAACCTTTCACGAAATTAGAGCATTAGCAGCGCATCTTTTCGATCAGCAAGGCATTGATCCACAAGGACGAATGGCGCATAGCGATGCGAAGTCGACGAAGATCTACACGCAAAACCATATAGATTGGGTTGTTGTTCCCCATGGAGAAATTCAAACTGGTTAA